TTGGGAAAATGGCAGGGGCATCAGGGTTCGAACCCGAGACCTACGGTTTTGGAGACCGTCGCTCTACCAGCTGAGCTATACCCCTGCAGTGCGGTTTCATTAGGTTTTTTCAAAACGGGCGTCAAGCGGTTATCACTCCATTTATCACTTTCTTGTTCCGTACCTGTTCTGTTCATAGGTTCGACCAAAGCCTCCTTTTCTCTGCGGCAGAGTTCGCGCGCATGATTTGACGCGCCAACCCCGCATATATGATCACCATCTGTTTGGTCTCATGTCCGCTGTAAGACATGATCTCATCATCGTCACAGCCAGCCCATGCCAACTCCATCACACCGCGATAGCGCAGCGCGTGCTGATCATGGATGGAAAGCCCCAAGCGCTTTCTCTCCTTCCTCATGAGTTGCATCATTCCGCTTTGGGAAAGGCGCTCACCATGAGCGTTCAACAAAATTGGGCGATTTGGGTGGGGGTGCACCCCAAGGCGTTTCAACTCTTCCCGTAAGGCTGCTTTCAGAGGCTCTGAGCATGGAAGAACCAGCGACTTGTTGGTTTTGTTCTGAGTTAAGCGCAGATTTTCCCCATCGAAGTCACCCCAGTAGAAAGCAACCCAGTCGGCGGGACGCTGCACACTGCCGATCCCTAACTCAAACACCAACCGGGCGCGGCCCTTTGCTTCGGCGCGCCATTTCGCCACAGCTTCATCAGTCCACGGCACATGCGGACGCTTACGGCTTTCGGGGATCGGGATCTTTCGAACACCCTTCGCTGGGTTGGCCTGTATCCAGCCAATGTCAATCGCGTGCTCACAAAGCACCGACATTATTGCAGGAATGTCATTTGCGAACTTAGCTCGACTAAGGTTAGCCTTTTGAGCTGCGATCACATCCTTTCTCTCAAGGCGGGTCATGTCTCTACGACCGTTCTTTTCTTCAATGTACTTGAGAACAGGTTCGTATGTCCGCCTCGTGGCAGGTTTTAGATTCACCCATCGTTCCGATTGACGATATGAGGCAATTAGCGCCGTCCAAGACGTCTTGGACGCATGTGATTTGCCTGTCAAAATCTCCCAATACTGCCTATCGAACTCTTCTGTACCCTCAGGTGCAGTAATGCGCCCAACATACCGACCTTTGCGCCTGACGTAGATAAAGCCGGGCTTGGTCTCTATCAGAAACTTTTTGGTTCCCCACCTGCTCACCACTCAAACCCTCCATCCATTGCGTCCCCCTTTGCAATCTTCTCAAGGCTGTCTACGTGCCAACGGAGAAATCCGCCAAGGTCTCGCGGGGGAGGGAAATGACCTCCCTCAACCAGCGCCCGAAAGTCGAGGATGCCCAGACAAAAGAGTGCCGCAGCAGTCTCTTCATCTGCAAATATAGGCTTTGCTTTTAAGGGCATAGCTTTACTCCTTCCGTTCCAGGTCTCTCCTTCCCCTCACATGTGCCATTGTTAGAAAACCACCAGCATTTTTTTAGTTTTTCTTTTTCAGCCATGATCACGTTCGCCTAACTCAGTCATATTCAGCGGCGAAAGATATTCATCCCCATCTTTGATATTGCTCAGGTTTTCCAAGCCACGAATTTCATTGGGGCTAAGCCATCCCCACTCGCACCCGATGCGATACGCCTCATAGCGCGCTTTCAAGTCCCCGCGCAGCAAGCCGGCAAGGTCGTGCTCGACAAACAAGGTTTTGCGGGACTCTGCTGTTAACAGTGCTGAGTTCATGGCCTGTTCAACGCGCTTTGCCATTGGTGCAAGACAGCGGACAACCAATGCTCGGCTTTCACCATCCACGTTTGAATAGGTGGCATTGTCCGTAATCCCAACAACCGTTGGCGGAACACTATAAGTCCGCGCCACATCCATGTTGCTCAGCTTCCGGCTTTCCAAAAACTCGGCATCTTTCGAAGACAACGACAGACTTTTCCATTCCACGCCGCCATCCAGAACAAGAATTCCAGAGGTATTCACATCCCCTTCAACCCGATCACGTAATTTGTCTAGAGCTTCACCTTTGCGATCACCACCAATGGATTGGGGGAACACCAATGCACCTTCGGGGCGGAATGCCTTCCCCGCCTGACGGGTAGCTTGTTCTTGCTGGGTCAAGGCTAACCCAAAGGTTTCGCGTGCGAGCTGAATTGGGGATACACCCATAACGCCATCAGGTCCGATGCGATAACGCAGATGTAAAATCTCTTCTTGGATATGAACCTTTGACAAGCCGCGCGTATCGGACACTCGGTAACGCAAACGACCCGTTTCCAGCTTCTCTACGCTGACCATTGCAGGGTGAAGCGGATGCAAGCCAACCACTTGTCCGCGCCCATTCATTTCAATACGGGCGTAGGCATTTCCAGCGGTCAATAGCGAGACAATCAGATATTCCCGCCCCTCAAAGGCGGTAAGTTGGTTATTAAACTGATCATGCAAGCAGGAATACAGAGGGTGGCCCGAGGCGCGATTGCGTCCACCACCTTCTTCATGGCGATATACATTCAAGGGCATCGCCGCCAAGTTTTGACTAATGACTGAAATACAGGCTTGCGCTACGGCCAAACCCGAGGCCCGGTTAGTATCGACATAACCCGACGCCAAGCCACGCTGCCCAAGAAACTCTGCCAGAGATGGGTCAGATGTCGTGACGGTATCACGACGCTCACGACCCAATATGCGGGAAATTAGACTCATGACAGCAGCTCCAAGATCTTAAGGCGGCGCTGAGCATGGGCAAGCGCTGGATGTGTGCTGGTCTGAGATCGCGCATCAATCACTGTCCCCTCATAGGCTGGGAACGCAGAAACGACGCTGATCTCAAATAGATCTATGGCGCGCAGTTCGCGACGGTGGCCTTCGATGTGGTCATTGCGAGCATTGAAACCAAAGGACATACCGCCCAGATCTCCACGCTCAGCCAAAGCCAAAACATCACGGCCCGCTTGAGTATCAGGTACATCCAGATCAAACCCTAGGCCTTTGCTATCTTCGCTCAGGCGCAATGTACCCGAGCGAGTGCGCGCCAATACGCGCGCGGGGTCATGATCGACCAAAGCCAAAATATCTGGGTTGCTGCGCAAGGTTGAGCCGAAAGCACCAGGTGCGATGGTTTCAACCAAACCACCCCCGATCCGCGCTTCAGAACTGAACAAAGCCGCATATCCTTCCAGACGACGCCCCTTGGCCCTCAACTCGATTGTCTGAAAACGTTTCTCAATTGTCATAGCGTGAACCTCCGATAAGGAGCGATGAGACGTGCGACACCTAGTGGCGTGACGTGCATCGGTCGATCATACGCGACCGCCTCCTTGTTCTCGAAAAAATGTGCCACCAGCAGCAGCACAGCTTGCTTAAGCGCCGGAGGAAGCGGGGTAGCATCCATGTCCACATCAATAGAGCGAAGATGATCCACAGATGCATCAAGGGCGATTTCTAGTTCACCATCGAAATCATCTTCTTCCGGCATAATGCTGCAATGCGCCTTTGCTTCCTCCAGCGTGACCATCAGCCAATCTCCGAGTAACGGAAGCCCTCTGGGTGGCGAACCAGAACGTCTGCATCAAGGAAAGCGTGCAGGATTGCACCACCCTTGCTGGCAACATCAGAGTGATAAGGGTTGATCAGCAAGTCCACACCGGACCAGTACCCAATATACAGGCTCGCCCATTCACCATAGATCAGCGCACTCTTATTGCTTTCATCGCCGATATCGGCAGGTACCTGAGTAGAACTTTCCACGCGTTCGTTATGGAATAACTCCGACATAGGAATGGTGCGACCATCGCCATCCCTGATCTTGCGGGCCATGTTCATGACTTTCCTGTTGGTCAAAAAGCCCGTAGAGCCAGAAACATCATCCGTTTCCAATGCGGCAATCAGATCGGCGGTCAGATCCGACGAAAACGCACCCCCCGGTACGCTCAGGACATCGCTGTCCTCCAAGATACCAATTGGTTCGTTTGCGCCACCGCCGCGTAAGGCAGCGCTGTCCAAAGCCTGCGCTAGTAGATATGAAAGGTCGCTACGCAAAACAGGTTCCAGCGCTTGGTTGGCCTGTAATAACATCCGGCGTGACAGCTCATACTCAGCAGAAACGGTTTTAGGACCCATCGCCTTTTTTTCAAACGACGCATCCGAGCGGCTTGCATTTTCGTGTTCGCCAACCCAGCCAGCAGCACCCGATCCAACCAATCGGGGCAGTTCAAGATTGCCCGTCAATCCACGGAGAACCGTGGCTCCCATACCTCCGGTCTTAAGGGCCGCACGGCGTCGATCCGTCATAGACGCCAGATCCGTTGCAATCATATTGCTGCCCGTACCACCCGTGGTCAGTGCCCGGGTTTCGCCACCTAAGATAATTTGCGTTGGAACCATCACACCACGCACTTCAGCACGATCACGGCCCAGTTCTTGGTGCCACTCGGCTTCCAACCCAGTCAAGCCACCAGAACGACTTTCGGCCAACGCTTTAGAAAGGGAGTACCCTTCCAGTGAACGCCGGGCGACGTGATCGCCATGGATCGTTTCGCCTGCGGCTTCGAAGCGCTCAAACTCTTCCAGCTTTTGCGCATTGGTGATCCGTGTGGTCAAACCACGGACTTCGGCTTCCAGCGCATCAAAGCGCCTTTGCTCATCGCCGGACAGTTCCCGGCTACCTTCAGCCGCAGTTTCACTGATAGACCGCATCTCGGCGGTCTTAGCTGCACGTTGCTCGCGCAACTCATGAGCCTTATCAAGAGGCATCTTGATTCTCCTCGTGTGAGTTAGGATGAAAGATCAGTGCGGTTGAAGTTTGGCGACCGAGGCCGCACTGATCGGACTTACATTCAGTTATTTCGTACCTAGCGGCCCCTTCACTCGTTCATTTCTACATCTGCCTTGCCGTGCTCGAACGGCGGGAAGTTGCCAAAGCGCCACGACACCTGCTCTGAAAGCTCCTGAATGACGGATCCGTCAATTATCGCGATCTTTGACAGCCGCTCAAACGTATCTCCGTCCAATACCGACTTGAGAGCTTTGCCAAACTCGGAGGCGTCCTCTCTTTCGATTCCACGACATGGCTTGCGTAAACACTCGACAGTGCGCTCGTCCTCAACAAAGGCAACCGTCTTATCAAACGATGAAAGCTCGATGCGTTTCAGCTTTGCAGCGCGATCCGGATGGCAAAGATATGAGGCAAAAATTTCTTCGAGGGGCGCTTCATGGTTTGCAGCCGGATAGCCAGGCTGGAAATCAACCCCATCAGCAGTCAAACCGTGCGTAATCAGCACCGCATCGCTGCACGAAATTTTGTCACCCGACATAGCATGAGCGACAATCAAACGCGTGATGAAGTTGGGATGTGCATACCAAATCTGACGGCCTTCACTTTTGGGGATCCAAGTTAAGAAATTACCTGGATCTTGTTCCTGCAGCTTACGATAGGTCTTTTGTAGGTCCGGCCAGGGAACCTGGAGGGCCCGAGCAAGCTTTCGTGCCGCCTCTAGTATTGAATCTGGGGGATTAGACATAGGAGCACCTTTCTTAAATCATCTTGGGTTTGGATTTTAAAATCGCAAATAAGAATTGCGATGTCAATTCCAAATTCCAAATTCCAAATCT